TGCCGCCTTTGGCATATGGAACAATCCTGTTCCTGGCCATAACCGCTCCATTAGCAGCAAGCATTACGCCAGGCTGTGTTAATGGGTCTGGGGCTGGAGCTGAGGCTCCAACAACGCCACCATTTCTAAACCCTAAGAAGTCTCCTAGTCCTGGAATAAGAGATAAAGACTTGAACAATGCAAACTTGGCAAAAATACGCGCCAAATCTTGCAGCACTGAAGCAGCAAACTCTCTGAAATTTGCTTTGCCGGTAGTGACAAAATCAGCAAAAGCATCACCAAGACTATTGACTGCATTAACCCCAACCTCGCCAACAGCCTCAGCAACATTCATTGCCTCGTCAAAGACTTTGCGAAGGCCCTGCCTGAACTTAAATAAAGGTTTATTGGCATTTTCAAGATGTTTTTGCAGCTTAGCCAATGCAGCTTGCAGCTGCTCATCAGTCATAAAGTCTTTATACGCTTTGGCAAAATCTTTCAGCTGACGTTGAATCTCAACTTTTTGCCGCTCTTGCTGACTAACAAGCGTGCCTTCAAGCCTTGCATCCTGAAGCTGTCTGAAGGCTTGTTCCTCCTGCTCTTTGCGCTCTTTGGCTAAATCCCTGATTGTTGTTAGGTACTCAATGGCTCCCTCGTATTGCTCATTCTGACGCTCATTGTCTTTGATTTGGCCATCTGCATGTCTTTCATCCGCAAGCATAATACGGCTAATTACTTGCAGTCGAGCGGCTAAAATATCATTACCCTCGTACTGAGCATCAAGAATTCTTTTACGAAGCTCAAGCTCAAGCGCTGACATATCTAACTTTTCGTCATTTTCGTTACCTCCACCTGTGGGCAGTAACTTGCCAAAATCAACACCCTCGCCAAGACCTTCAAGCAATCCTGATAACGGTTTTTCAAGCTCTTTTCTATTTTCAAGTGCAATTTCAGCTGCAGCAATGTCAGCTTTAAGTTCTTCTATTCTTCGCTGGGTAATTTCAGGTTGCCGTCTTGAAGGACGAAGATCTTCGCCAGTCACTCTTGGAAGACCGCTTTTGTTTACTGGAGTGACAACGCCTGTTATTCCTGTGTTTATGTCATTATCTCTCTCAAGATCTGCGAGCTCTTTCCTGAAACCAGCAATTGCTTTTTCCGACTCAGTAATCGACAAGGCGCCACTGTTTATTTTCTGAATAACTTTATCGTGCCTATTCACATAATTGCCAATCGCTACACCTGCAGCCGTTATACCAGCCGCAAGCAGGAAAAATGGATTAATCGTCATCGTGCGATTAAGTAATAAAATTGCTGTACGCAGCAGACCAACCCTTTTAATTAAAGGCACAATTTTTACCCCAACATTAATTACGAGAGCTAGCAGCTTGCCGCCTACTGCGCCGCCAACGATGATAGCTATAAGGTCTTTAACTTTATCTCCATGCTTGATAACAAGAGCAATTCCATCCAAAACTTTTTTAATAAAGTCAGCAAAGCTTTGAGCAAAATTAGTAATTGCCGTGATATTGTTTTTAACAAAATTAGCGATAGCCGTTTGTAGTTCAGCCCCGATGGGAGTAATCGCCCGACCAATCGCAAGCCGCATTTCATTGAATGCAACCTGCGACCTTGCTCCAGCCTCTTCATTCGACTGGGCAATTTCCAGCGCAATATCTTGATATTTCTCGCCAACTCCTGCAAGGAACATCATCAGCTCGCCAAGGCCAACTGTGCCATTCTTGAGAGCAGCTTGCAGCTCCATCGTTGTCATCTTGTTCGCCTTCGCGAACTCCGTAACGGCTGCAGGAAAGCGCTCGCCTAGCTGTCCAGACAGTTCTTCGGCAGAAACTTTGCCCTTCGAGAAGATTTGTACAAGAGCGGTAAGAGCACTATTTACATCTTCAGCGCCACCAGCAGTTCCTTTGACCGCAATAATGATTTGCGTGAATGCACGAGCTGCATCGTTAACGTTGCCGTTTGCCCCGAGAACAGCAGCAGAAAGCCTAGTAATACCTCGAATCGCCACTTCTTGTGGCACGTTCAATTGCTGTGTAACTTTGGTGGCTTGCGCAAGCAGGACGTTGTAATTTTCCTGGCTGCCAGCAATGCCTTTCAACGCAATAAGAGCCTTATCGACATTCGCGGCATATTCCGCGAAGCCTTCAATGTTTTGCCTGAGCATTCCAACCTGAGCGCCAATAGCAGCCCCTGTAGCTGCTCCAGCCCCGCCACCAAATATGCCGCCAACAGCTCCACCAAGAGCGCCTTCAGGCCCGCCAAAAATGCCACCAGCCGCAACTCCACCAAGAGTTGCCGTGATATTCCGAAGGCTAAAGCCTCGACGCTTGCTCAGTTTTTCTAGCCTTCTGTCAACCCTTTCAATTTCCCTGCTCAGCTTGCGGAACTCCTTGCTGGTGGGATCAATGCCTGCACGTAGAGAAGCAAACGCTGCTCTTTGATTTTGAAGGGCACTAATGCTGCCATTTGACGCAGCAGTAGCAGCCTTAATGTCACCAGTGACCATCTCGACGCTCTTGCCCATTCGATCGATGTCTGCATTAATGCCAGACATGCCGATATCACTAATACTGCGATACAACCCACTGACTTCTCTTACCTGTGTCGGGACTTGTGGTTTTAGGGGAGCAGTACCTTGAGCGATAATTGCGCCGGTACGCGGATCACGACTACCAATCTCAAGGGTGTCGCCCCTGCGCCCAGAAAGTGCTTCTTGAATGCCTGCAACTTTTGCAGCCCTCCTGGCACGACGTATCTCTTGCTCATCTAAAGCTTTGAGTCTTCTTTCTTGATCGATTACTGCTTGCGTTCTGCCTTCAGTCGCCGCCTTGAGTCTTTTCTCAAGATCGAGAATAGTTTGTTGGGTCTTAGTGTATTCGTCTGAAGTAACATCCAAATCCTGCAGCTTCGACCGCTGCTCACCAAGCTCCAGGTTTATTGCGCTAAGAGTATTTGGAAGCTCTGGAAGGTTTGGAGCAAAAGCCGATCGAATGTCAGCAGGCCCGCCGCTAACGTCCTGACCTAAGCCTGGCGTAAAGCCACCGAACCTAAACGCAGCTTGCTTTTGAGCAGCAGCCGCAACAGCTTGCCGTTGCTTCGCCTGAGTGATTGCCTCTTCAATCGCAAGAATCCCTCCAAGCTGCTGTGCATAAGCAGCTGTCAGAGGTACTTCTTTTTCTAAAAGTTTTGTCCTGGAATCAATCTGATTTTCTAAGCCCTCAATGCTCCTTTTCGTGAATTGAGTTTCAACTTGTCGCAGGCTTTTTATTTTTTTACCAGTCGAATCAATTTGAGCGTCAACGCTCTTAAGTTTTGCCTCATACTCGGCAACATCTTTGCTTAGCTGCCTAAAAGCTTGTCCACCCAAAGTGGCCTGAGATTTCAAGCCTTTTAATGCGTCTATCTGCCCTTGGATTACCTGTCGGCTTTCTCCTCCGGCTCGATTAAAGTTTTTTACCGCTCTTGCAATATCTTTTAAGCCTTTGTCTGTAGGGCCTGCGGCTCTCGACAAAGAACGCAGAGATCCTTTGAGCTGATTGACGCCCTCAATGCCGTCAATCTGGAGGTCTACCAGAAAAGCAGCAACCGACTTGTTAGCCATCTGCCTTCTTGCTGAATTCGCGGAGTGCTGCGGATTCCATGACTTGGAGGCCCTCTAGCACTTCGCGACGGTTCTCCACATCATAAAGGTCAAAAAGCCCTCCGGAAACCAGTAGTACGTCATATCGCAAGCCCACATACCCAGACATGCTGACGGTCCACTGCGTCTGCATGCGCAGAAACATCGTGACGATGTCCCAGTTCTCATCCCAGACCTCAAAGTCTTCTGACTCTTTTTTCTTTGGTGCTGGCAGTTCTATGCCAAAGGCGGCAGCGTCATCCTGAGTTTTGTCATCAATGATTTTGCCGCCAGAAGCCCAATAGACCGCAGCCTCTCTTAGTTTCCCGCTTGCGCCTCACCGTAAGTCTTGGTGTAAGCAGCAAGCACAGCTTTTAACCAATCCACGTCATCAGCGAAATCATCAAGCTCGGCCTCGGAAAACTTGATCTCATCACCGTCCTCATCCTTGATACCTTCCCAGCCGACAAGAACTTTTTTCAGCAGAGACGCACCTTCTGATTCAGATACGCCTTCCAGCTCAGACATCTTCACTCGCTTGAAGATCGCCGTAAACTCAGACTTTTCAAACTTGCCGGGCTTAGTGTCGCTAGGTTCCTGCACTTCAACAGGCCACTTGAAGGTTTTTATTTTCTTGCGAACAAAAGCCATCAGATAAATCAAATAAGCTGGCTCAGCATACACAAAAAAGGGGAGCCCGCAAAGGCTCCCCATCGTGACACATGTCACGTTGGACCTCAGGTGTAAACAAGGTCAAATTCAGCGTTGGCTGCAGAGTCCGGCACACAGGTGTACGGAATCTCCAGCATTGCGATGCCATCAGAATCACCGTAGGCAACGTCGCCAATATCCACCTTGCTTGAGGTGAACTGAACTTTGTTGCCAGCAACAGTGCCGTGAGTAAAGACAAGGTTGCCGAGGGCAGCATCGTCGTCAACAGCTTGAGCAAAGTAGTCCTTAGTTGCCATCGTCACTGCCTCAATCGAGACAGAGCCAGAGGCAGCGCGATCAGTGATCAGAACTTCTTTAGACCCTCCAACCAACTCGCGATAGACAGTGGTGTTGCCAAGGTCAAACGAGAAGCTTTGCAGAGCACCTGCGTAGGACAGCAACTGGAAGCCAGTCACGTTGTCATTTTTGAAGACGACTGGATCATCCTGATTCGCATAGGTCGGCGTCAAGATTGCGCTGTCATCAGGGGCGTTGTAAATGCCGGTAAATGTGAAATCCAGAGTTGGGATCTCTCCAACATTTGCCGTGATTCCCACGCTGCCTCGGCAGCCAGTCATCTTGTGACGGACACCATCAATGTTGTAGTGAATGGTGACCGAGGAAAAACTAGAGCTAACCGGGTCATAAGTGACTGAAGTGCCAGCAACAACAGTCTCAGCCAGGCCACAAGCCTTCAGTGCTTTGCCGTACTGAGGGGCAGTACCTGCAGTGCCAGAACCAGCCATCTCAACGCTGAAGGTGCATTCAACGCGAGTGTTTGCCAGAAGCTGTTGAGACGCACCCAAGTAAGGACGAATCAGGTCTCGGCTGACAACATCACTGCTCTGAGGAGTGATGCTCAGATCCCTCACGAGTACGGCGTCTGCTCCGTCCGGGGTTGGATCCGTCCCGTACGTTGACTCCGTCTCGATCACGATCAGGCGTTTGCGTAGTAGCAGTGCCATCGGAACTTTCCTTTGATGGTTGTGGTGGAAGCGTCCGCTCGATCAGAGTGCGTACGCCTGTTTCAGGATCAAGGAGGTAACTCCCGCCATGACCACTGTGTTCATCCAACATGGTAGGTGGAGAGGGTGGTTAGGTTTAGCGTAGCTCTAACTGCTTACTGGGTTAAATCGTCGACATTTGTGCGGTAGCGAATCTCGTATTCACAGCTAATCAAGCCTGATGGTTTATCAGCTTCAATGAACTCAAACTCAGTCCGAACAGGCACAACATCATGCGCGTAACCACCAAGTGTCAGGTCGGCCATAATCTTGCTGTGCAGTGACTCAATCGTGTCATCCGCAGCTTGATCAGGAATGTCTGCTCTCTCAATAATTGTGATCCTGACTGTCATCGTCCAGTCCAGCTTGGGCAAGCTGGTGGTCTGAACGCAGACATCGCGAATCGGCTGAATGATGATTGCCGGTGACTCTGCCCTGGCAATCGGGTCAACACGAGTTCGGAAAATTCTCGTGCCAACACCAGTGGTGCTCGTCAGAGCAGTTTTGATTGCAGCCAGAATGTTTTCGCGCTTGGTAGTCACGCTTTAGTCCTTCATCAACATCACACGCATTATCTTGCCGTCATCCAACAGCATCGGCTCGCGCACCGTATAAGCAACACCATCAACAGTCATCGCACTTCCGTTCGTCACTGCAGAAAAATCAGAAGTCTTGACCACTACTGCGTAATCAGTGGTCAGCACGACTCCGTCAGCAATAATCTCGTTCGGC